AACCCAGTCCGTCGTGTTCTGGGAGCCGCGAGCGCCAGCCAGTTGCACGATGGCGGTCTGATCTTCGAGGCGCTGCATCCAAGCCTGCAAACCGGCCATGGAGATGTTGCGCAGGTTATGCACGGTGCGCTTCTGGGTCATGCGGCCACCGGAGTCAGCACCGCCTCGCACCTGGTCGATACGCACGTCCATGCTGGAGTAGGTAAGCTGCATCATGCGGCCCTCGATGCGCTTGTCGCCCATCACCGGCTTGCCTTGCAGGATGTTAAACAGGTCGATACTGACAGTATCGCCCGCGCCCTTGGCCAGATCTCCGGCCTTGACGATAGGGTAGTCCGGTGAGGTCTGTCCCTTCGACTTGGCGGCAAAGCTGCCTTCCTTCGGCATTTCGCCGGAGATTAGATTCATGAAACCGGGGGCGTGCTGAACACGGGTGAACAGGCCCACCGAGTAGATTTTCCGCGCAAGGGCGGAACCGACTGGGATGTTGGTAGACATTTCGTTTTGTCCTCGTTACAGGTTAAAGGGATCGGAAGTACGCATCCATTTCGTCAGCATTCATGCTGGAGAACTTCTCGGCCAGTTGCTGATGCGTGAGTTGCTCGGCGGCCTCGCGTTCGTCCTGCGCTGCATGCTGTCCTGCCGGGAACTCGGAAAGGGAAGTCGGCACATTTGTGCGACTGGCCTTGGCGGCTTGCTCTGCCTTGACCTTTGCTGCCTTTGCCAAATCCTCGGCACTCGTTTGTGAAGCTGGCTTGGCTGTACTCGGCAAACCAATCGGCCCCAATGCGCTCTCAACCATTTCGGTGATCTTGGCGAAGCGTTCCGACAGAGGTTTTTCAGCCCAGGCGTTTTGTGATCGCAGCGTGGCGTCGAACTGTTTTGCCAGTTCAAACGCTTCGGCGTTGGTCGCCTGGATGTGCGCCAGTTTCGGAATCGAGTCGATAGCGTCCTGCACCGTTTCGGTGTCGGAGCGCGCACGCTCGGCCTCGTGGCTACGCACACTGTCCTCGACTGGCTGCAACTTCGATTCAAGCTGCGCGGCTCGCGCCATCGTTGCTTGAAGCGCCTTATAGACGGTCGGGAAATCCTCTTTCAGTGCTTCCATATCCTCCGGGGAGAGATCGCTTGCAATCGGCGTTTGCGGGGTGGTGCGGGCGCTTTCACCAGTTTTCGCCCCTTGATTATCAGACTGAACGGTCTGCTCCAGCGCGGTTACACGGTCGGTCATTTCCTTCACCAATTGCTCGGCTCGGGATGCCCGGTCACGTTCGCTCTTGAGTACCGAGTACGGAATGACATGCTTCCCGTCCTTGGTGGCGACACCAGCGGCGTCACTCTCGTTGTCAGACTGGCCCTGCTCTGCCTTCTGTGGTTCCTTGTCTGCCGGCTCGTCGTTGGCTTGCGCCTTGTCCGCCTCCTTGGCTACGGGTTCGGGTTCCTTCGCGGCTGTCTGCGGTTCTGCACCGCTTTCAAGCTGATCGAAAACCTTCTGCAAGTCCTCGGGGTTGTCGGAAAGATTGCTCAAATCAAGTTCGATGCCTGCCATTTGCTTCACTCCACTTATCGCGTTGGTTGCGAGGGTTCCGACAAACGCCAATAACCCATGACGGGGAACTGCTTGTCGTGGAGTGAAGGATATGGTGGCTAGAGCAATTCGACTTGACGTTTTTTCAATTGATAGTGATAGGCGAAAAAAAAGCCCGCCGAAGCGGGCCGGCGTGTGGCGCGTTATTGAATGACCGGTGCCGTCACGGCCATTTGCGGCGTGCGTACCATCGGCTGCTGTTGCGTCTGTTGGGCCTGCCCGGTGGCACGCTCGGATTCGGCATTCAGCTTGCGGATACGCGCGGCGCGTTCGGCGGCGTCCAGCACCAGCAGCTTGTCCTGCATGGCCTTCTGGTCTTGCGCCTGCTGCGCCTGGGCTTGCTGTGCAGCGGCCTGCTGCTCCGGGTCTTGGATGCCGACGGCGGCGCGCAAGCGGTCGGCCAGCGCATGACGGCCAGGCATATCGGTTGCCTCGATGACGAAATCCACCACGAAGCCCTGCAACTGAGGCGGCAAGCTCTTGGTGATCTCGGTCAGCATCTGCAACTGCTGCATGCGATAGGTCGGCGAACTCGGCACATCGTCGAGCACCACCTTGGCCTTGACCTTGGCCACGTCGTTCAGGGTGAATGGCTGGCCGGTCTGCTCGTCGATGGCTTGCTGGTTAAGCTGGATGACCTTCTTGTTCTTGCCCTCTCCGATGGTCACGCGCGCCGGCCCTTGCATCAGGTTCTGCTTGACCAGATCGAACAGCATTTCACCCACCAGGCGGCGTGAATAGCGGAAGTTGTCATTGATCTCGGCCAGCGTATTCAGCCCCTGCTCAACCAAGGAGTTGATCGCCAGGCCGGAAGTCGCCCCCGAGGTCTGGCCCTGCATCGACTTGTGGATGCCGGATGCCTCGGCAATCTCCTGCTTGCTCTCCTGCAAGACCTGGAATTGCTGGCTAGCCAGTTCGCCGCCCGTATCGACACGAAACTGGCTGGTCGGCTTGCGGTTAGCGTTGAGGATGATGTAGGCGTCTGAGCGTGCCACCTCGCTGGCCGCGCGGTTGTGATCGAGCACGGCGTCGGCGTCCGTCACCACGCGTCGGCTGTTCAGGCTCCACAGCATCTTGGACTTGCGCGCATTGACTTCATCCTGCGGCGAAATCATCGAGCGGATCAGGCCATAGGGTACGTTGGTCAGATCCTCGCGGTAGCCGAAAAACGGCACATAGGGGAACTGGTTGTGCTTGTACGGACTGGGCACGTCGTAGAGGAAGTGCGGGCCGGTGTACCACGCCAGACGCACCTTCTGGAACGTCGCCTGCTTCACCTTGGCGATGCCGGAGACGATGGCCTCGTTGTGGCGCGGGTTGTTGAAATCGACCTCCATCACCGTACCGTTGGGAAGCGTCATGATGTAGCCACGTACCCACTTGCGATACCAGATTTCATACAGGCAAATGCGCATGCGCTGGATGTCGCGCCAGTCGGTTGCTGTTATGCGGGTGTCGCGCTCAATCTCCCATGACTGCACCAGTTGGGTATCCTGCTCGACGAGCGGATCGAAGCCCGCCCAGCCCCCGGTAGTCATGCGGAACAGCGAGGCGTACTGCGGCATCAACGCGATGGCGTGATCCATTTCCAGCCAGCGGCGACGCACCAGATAGCGCGCATCGGTCAGGTCGGGTTGTTCTGCCCGCCAATCCCAGAAGATTTCGCGGCGATGCACGTAATGCACGCGGTACGGACACTTGAACGGGTCATGCTCGCGGGCAACTTCCACCCAGCCCAGCCCTGCCTTGCACTGTGCGGCGTAAGCGTCGGAGATGGCGCGGTCGGCGCAGCTTTCGATTTCGGCGTGCTTGAGTTTGACCGACAGCGCCTCGGCCAGATCGTCTGAGCATTCCTCGTCGTCCTCGGGCCGCACGCGCCAATCAGAGCGGGTCTTGGCCTCCATGCCGAGAACCGTGTCGATGGTCGGCTTGATGAGGTTTGCAACCAGTGGCGGCTGACCTCGATCCTTGAGCTTTTCCACGGTTTCCGGTGAAAGCTGGTTGCCGTCGTAGTAGTCGGCCGCGCAGTCGGCCTCGCGGCGCCAGTGCGGCTGATGCTTGATCTCGTTCAGGAAGGTTTCGACCTGGGCGCGCGGCAGCGCGGAATTCTCAAGGTCTTCAGAAAACTGCCCGGTGCTGTCGGTCGGTTCCTCGCCCATGACAACATCGCCGTGCGGCGTCTGGTCGGACTGATAGCGAGCGACAGCCTTCGTGCTGCCAGAACCTGCCGGGTTGTCGATGGCCTCGTTGTTCAATTGAATATCGCCGATTGGCATAGAAATCCTGTCCGGTTATGCTTTGCCCTTAGGGTATTGTGGGCACGGCCCAGCAATTCGACTTTGGGTAATCAAGGAGTGGTATATGAACAAGCTGGTTTTCGCAGTCTCAACGGTACTTTTGTTGTCGGCATGCGCCACGCCCACCACGGGCATCGTGCCACGCGGTGAAGGTCTTTTCACGGTCACGCATCAAGGCAGCGGCGGCTGGGTCAGCACTGAATCGCTGAAAGTGGCAGCGATACAAGAGGCAGACGCCAACTGCCAGCGCAACGGCAAATCGGTCAAAGTGATGCACACCAAGGAGATTCAGGCTGGCCCGCTAGGGCGCTGGCCGGAATCCGAAGTCCTGTTCCGCTGCGAGTGAGTTATCCGGCACGCCAGTCATAGTCCCTCCGTGGGTTGAGCATTGATTTCTGTGGATCTGGCGGCACCTCGGCATAGCGCAGCATCATGTAGGCGTAGCGAGTCGCCGCCATCAGGTCGTCATGTAGCTTGATGATCTTCCCGGCCTTGCGGTGGTACAGGCGGAATTCTTCGAACCACTCGTTGAGGCTGGAGAACACCTTGAACTTTCCGGCCTTCATCAGCTCCAGCATTCCCAGCACACCGGCCTCAACGGATACCCGACTGATTTTGTTGCCCGACTCGTCGCCTGTCTCTGGAAACTGCGCCATCTCGTGCAGCATGTTGATGCCCGCCTGCCGGTACTGCTCGGCCAACTGGAAGCCGGAACCCTTCTCGTGCTGCAAGCCGTCGTGTGGCCAGGCCATCGGCACCCATGCCCCGCGCGACAGGATGAACGGCGCCTGGGCGGCGGGCGTGCTCTCGCGCACGCGCACGCTGTCATAGACGTAGATCGTGTCCGTGTCTCGATCCCATGCCAGCCACACCGATGCCGACGGGTGATCCCAGCCGAAGTCGGTAGCGGCGATGCGTGGCCAGATGTCGGGCAGATAGAACGGCTCAACGGTGATAGCCGACTCGGCAATCGGGAACACCCGGCCACTGCCCAGAAGCGGAATGCCCTTGGCGCGTGCCTCGCGTTCGTGCTCCGGGTAACTGGCAACGATCCGGTTGCGCTCCTCCTGCGTGTAGTGATCCACGTCGTCGATGGTCATATTCGTGTCTGACCGGTCAGGCGTCGGGTTTTGCAGGAACATGCGCACCACTTCCGACATGCCCAGCAGCGGCGTGAAGGTGATCCAGACTATGCCCCTGGTCGCGTTGGTGCGGGTCAAGACCTCGGTGTAGATGTCCAGCGGCGGTTCCTCGTCCAGTGCGGCGAAGTCCAGCGTCTCGCCCTGGAGCTTGGAGCGGCCTTTTTCGTAGGATTTGAAGTACAGGCGCGACACGCCACCGGACACGTGGCGCACGAAGATGCAATCGACCGAATCGGCGATGCCTTGCGCCCGCTTGATGTCGATGATCGAGGCTTGTGGAATGGTGCCGGTTCCCCACTCGCTCGGGCGGCCCAGCAACAGGCGTTGCAGTGTGTCTCGGGTGGATTCCATGGATTCGCCCAGCGCCCAGCCGGTAACGCCACGCGCCCACCGCTTTCCCGGCCACCAGTCGGGGTACTGGCCAGTCAGGTGAAACGCGATCTCATAGGCCGATGACCACGTTTTGCCAAGCTGGTTGCCGGCGCGGAACAGGCGTTCGCGGTGCGTTGCCCCACGGGCGTGGAATTCAACCTGCTTTGGGTAGGGTTTGTACCGTGCCAGCTTGTTCGCGTCCTGTCGGCGCTTGAGTTCCTGCACCAACTTCAAGTAGGCCAGTTTGGGCGGCAAGTTCGTAAGCGATTCGGGCAATGTCATCGTCTGAGAGGTTTTCATACTCGTCTCCCGGCTTCTTCTCCGCCGGCTTGAACATGCCCAGCGTGTCGCCCAGCGCCCGCAATGCCGCATTGGCACCGCTGGCATTGAACTGATATTCCCCGGTTGGGGTTCCTTCCTTGTCGAGCACCGGCTTGGCCTGCATGCAGCGTTCGGCCACCTGCATGAACCGCGTGATGACCCACTCCCGATCCAGCCCCGACTTGAGGATGGCGTTCTTCTGGGCCAGTGAGGTCAGCTCGTTGATACGATCTGCGACAGCCTGGTTGAAGTTCTTGCACGTCGAAGATTCCCAGTCGCGTGCCGTGCGCACGCTGACAGTGCTGTTCGAGGCAAGCAATGCTTCCTCCACCGACATACCCATGGCACGGCCACGGCAGTACGCCTCCTGTTCGACGGTCAAACCGCTGATCGTGAGGCGTGGTCGGTTGAGCTTGCGCGTTCCCTTCGGCAATCCCTTGGCGGCGGGCTTCTTTTTGGTGGATT